GGTGGTGATCGCCCGGGTCAGGTTGGCGTCGGCAGTCTTGCGTATCCGCTCCGTTTCGGCGCTGCGCCGTTTGGCGGCAGTGGCGGCTTCTCTTGCTGCCTTTTCCTGTTTCGCCGCTGCCGTCTTGATAGCCCGATCCAGGTTGGCGTCCGCGGCTTTACGCATCCGTTCCGTCGCCGCGGATCGCGCTTTGGCTATGGCGTCGGCTTGCTTGCCTGCCTTTTCCAACTTCGCCGTCGTGGCGGCGATGCTCTTGTCCAGGTTGGCGTCGGCGGCCTTGCGCATCTTTTCAGTGTCGGCGCTGCGCCGCTTGGCCTCTGCTGCTGTCTTGTTCGCAGCGTTGGTGACGGCCCGGCTTTCCGCGGCTGCGGCCTTGGCGTGCCCTTCAGCTTCCTTGCGGGCTTCGGCGCTGGCCCGGGTGAGGGCGTTGAGGCCGGCGATGGCTTTGCGGTCGCCGGTGAACTCGATGCCGACCTTGACAGTCTTGGGGTGCAGCGACTCGATATAGGCCTTGTACTCTTCCTTGAACTTGCCGAACTCCGGTGTGATGTGGACGCCGACCGACTTCGGTTGAAGACTTTCAATCTCGGTCTTGTACCGGGCCTTGAAGCCGGCGAACGACGGTGTGATGTGGACTACGGCTTCTTCGACGACGTTCTCTTCCGGCACCGTGCTCACCCCACCTCTATGTCACCGGATTCGTAGCCCGCGGAAAGCTGGCCCGCCGCGCGTTCAACCACGGCGTGCCAGCTTTCCTGGACTTCGCATGAGGCTTCGATGAGTTGCCGGCTCTCTTCGATCTCCCGGCCTTCCTTGACGAACTTGGTGCGGGCGTACAGGTCCAGGCGTGCCGAGCGCGTTTCGGCGACCATGGCCTCGTACAGCAGGCTGTAGACCTGATCGGGTCTTAACTGGCCTGGTTCTTTGCCGGATTGAATGAGACAACGTTCTGCGGCATCGGGGCTGACTCGGCACCAGGCGTCGATGACTCTTCGCGCGTGATGCGTTTTCCCGTGTAATGCTCCACGGTCCAATCGACCACTTCGTTGATCTGTTCGAGGGTGACGGCCTTCTCGTCGTCTTCAACGTCTTCGTCGGGGTCCACTTCGAGCAGGAGGCGGAACCGTTCCCGGTCTTCGGGGATCAGCACCTTGTCCATGAACGCGGCGGTGGCGTCGATGGCCGCTTCGGCGCCGTCGATCTGTTCGACCAGGGTTAGCATCCGCGCAAACCGACGCGCGGACAGGTTGGCGCGGGTGGTGAATGTCTGCCCGCCGAGCTTGAACTTTTCGCGCTTGCGCCCGCGTACCAGCTCATCGAAGTCCTTCATGGTTTTCCCCTTGCTTAGACTGGATCGAGTTCCTTGGCGCCGAAGATGGTGAACAACTTGCTGCCGTCTGACGGCTTCTCAAGCTGGAACGTCGCCGGCAGCGTGGCCTTTTCGACGCCCTTACGGTTGTTGATGGCGACGCTGCCGCCCTGCAGGCATTGGCGGAACAGGAAGCGCAGGTCGTTGGTGGCGGCGTCGGCGTAGGCGTCCCAGCCGAGCATGATGCGCGCCTCGTTGCCGAGGTCCGGTGGTTCGACCTTCCAGGACGCGGTGCCCAGGCCGGCGATTACGCCGCCGTTGAACACGACGTTGAGGTTGCGCTTGGTCATTTCAGCCAGCGCAACTTCCACTGTGGCGTTGCGTGCTGTGGTGACCCGGGCGAACACGTCCAGTTCTTCGGCGACTTCGACGTTGTCGAGGGTGATTTCGTAGGAGATCGTTGAGCCTTCGGAGGTGTAGCCGAGGCAGATCCACCCGGCTCCCCATGGGGTCTTCTCGTCTGGGGGTTCCGGGGTTGTGCCTAGGGGTGCGGCCCACAGCTTGCCGGGCTTGCCGAATCGGACGGCCGCGCCATAGAAATCCACTGCTGCCATGTGATTGACCTTCCTTAAACGGCGACGGCTGCCATGAGCGCATCGACCACGTACCGGGGTGTGTGACTTGCTTGGTCTGGTAGCCACGTCCAGTTGATGACTTCACCGACGTAGAGCAGCCCGGTAGCGTCGGCGTACCCGCCGGTTTGGGCTAGGTTTTCGATTTCGGTGACCAACGTGGATGACAGGGTGTGGCAGGCGGTGCGGCCGGTGTGCCAGCAGGAGTAGGAGATCCGGGACCGGTCGACGGGGATGTCGGAGCCGCGCATGGGGGCTCCGCCGATGCGGGTGCAGATCACCGATGGACATGGTGACGACCCGGGCATCGACTGGTAGATGTCCTGGGTGATCGCGCCGACAGGTCCGGCGAGTAGCCAGTTTTTGACCATCAGCTCGATGTCGATGAACGTCGCGGTGATCATCCGTACGTCGCCCTTACCGCTTCGATGGCGGGCCGGACGTGTGGTTGTGCGGGGCCGCGGCCGGTGCCGTATTCGACGTATTTCCAGTAGGGAACGCTGCTGGTGATCAGGGCGCCGTCCGGGTCGACGTGGGCGCTGTAGGAGTCGCGCAGGTGCGGCCCGGGTGGGCGGTCCTTGTCGTCGCGGTATGGCGCGTTGAGTGGGATCAGTTCGCAGATCAGTTCGGCGGCTTTCAGGCATTCGCGCATCGCCACCGGGAAGAACACGACTTCGGGTTCCCACATGTCACCCACCACCTTCCGGTTTGGGTGTCGCCTTGCCACTGGACCGGCCGGCGCTGGGCAGGCCTTCGACGCGTTTCAGTTCGCCTTCGATGTGGCCGAAGCCGGAAGCGAACGCGGCGATGCCTTTGATGGGGTCGGCAACCTGCGCGACCCACACGACCTGATACGTGTAGGTGGTGACGGGGTCGATGACGTAGTACTGGTGGTCGATGTCGCAGGGGTCGCCGATGATGCGGTACTGGGTGATGCCTTGGGTGCCGGCGCCGTTTTCGATGCTGCCGGGCAGCGGTTCGATGACGGCGTTGATGAGCACAAACGCCGCATCCCACGGCGGCACCGGTGGATCCCACGGTTCGCCGGTGTTGTCGGCGTAGCGGTGGACTTCCACCTGATGGGTGGGGGTGGGGACGCCGGTCGCCAAGGTGGGGTTGACGTAGTTGTAGGTGGTCACGGCGCCCCCTCCGGTGTTACTTGCGTGGGCGGCGGGCGGGCTTGCGCGTTTCCTCTTCGTCTTCGTCGTGGGCGTGCGTCCTCTTGGCCCGTTCGACCTTGTCGTGCCAGCCGAAGCGTTCGACCTTCTCGGCGGGGATGACGTCGCCGGGGTTGTGGGCGCGCACGAGTCCGATGAAAAGCGGTTCCTTGGCGACGTAATCGCTCATTGCTGGTTCTCCTTACGGAAGTCGGTACGGGTCCAGGAGCCGCGTTTCCAGTGGGCTCAGGGCGCCGGGGTCGGCGTAGCGGCGGCGTACGGTGCCGGATTGGGCTTCGATGAGCCGCGGCCCCGGGTTGAGGTATTCCCGGGCGGCGATGGACAGCGCCACCAGCGCGGGTCCTCCGGGGCGGGCGGCGTAACCGTGGTCGTAGTCGACGACGATGTTGCGTTGCCCGCGGGTCCAGCCGGCGTCGCGGTACACCAGGCCGAGCGCGGACCACGTGTAGACGGTGGGGTCGACTACCGGGTCGAGCAGCGCACCGTCCATCGTGATGCTGTTGATGTTGACCACACACATGGTGGGCAGCTTCAGCAGTTGTGTGCCGTCACCGTCGCCGGCGATGATGTCGCCGGCGAGTACGGGGTAGACGTACCAGCCGCAGTATTCGCGCACGACGCTGTTGCCCAGTTCGACGGCGAGAATCGCCGCGTCGTCGGTGCTTAAGTCGCCGAGGTGCAGGTAGTGCGCCAGGTCGTCTAGGTCAATCATTGGTGCGCCTGCCCCTCATAGCGCAGGGCCCGCACCGTTGGTTCAGTGCGGGCCCTGGTGGTTCGGTTGGGTTACTTGTCGTCGCCGTCGTCTTCGGCGCCGTCGTCGGGTACCGGTGCGCCGGTGCCCGGGTCGGGTGTCGGAGTCGTTGGGCTTGGGTGTTCGACGGGTTCGTCGGGGCGCCGGGTGCGGCCTGGACGACCGCGCTCACCGGTGTCGCCGGACTCGTCCACGTAGTGGCTCACTTGTCCTCCCCGTATCGGGCCTTGTTGTCGGGTGTGCGGGCCTTGCCGGTGGTGGGCTGACTGCGGTCCTTGGTCTTGCGGGTGGCGTACCCGCCGGACTCAGGCGCGTCTTCCCAGCCCTGCTCTTTGTATTCCTCTTCGGTCATCTGAATGGTGGTGGGGACGCCATTTAACATGACGTCGTATTCCTTTAGCTCCGGGGGCTTTTCGCGTTGCTCAGCCATCCTTCGTGTCCTTTCACTTGCGGTAGGTGTGTCTACTGCGCGTGTGGTTGTCCGCGGGCCGCAGTTGTGGCCGATAGGCCCACTGAGGCAGATAGGGCAGCGCCTACCGTCCGTAACAATCACGTAAGGGTGATCTTGCAGAAGGCCGGGGGACGAAGCACCGCAAATGCCGCACGAAGCTCCGAAAGGATGGCCACCAAGTTGCGAACGAAGAAATCGGCGTGACTGTCTGTGATCTGGATCGACGCCTGCTCGCGGTCCCAGAGCACGGCCTGACGCCAATCGGCGCAGTAGGCGGTACCGGCCGGCAAAGCCTCGGATTCGACAACCGGAAGGCCCCATAGAGTCTGCGGACCCATAGCGAACGGTCCATTTCCATAGAACCGCTGCTGCGTGTCGCGCAGCAATTCGATCTTCTCCCAGTCAATGGGGTTGAACGCATATGCCGTGGGGATGGTGCGCCCACCGATCTGTACCTTGCGCCGGGCGCGCCGGCACGCTTCCACGCCGGTGATGGCGCTACCGACGCCGGTGTCGGTCTGTAGGCCGGAGGTGTTGTTGAGGCCCAGGAAGTTCTCGCCGACGCCATCGCCGGTGATGATCTGGTTCTCCAATGCGAGTTCTACGCCATATGTGAGGAAGTTATCAATCAGCGTACGGATCTGCGCGGCGTCCGACAGTGCCCGCTTGGTGGCGGCGAGCCAGTGGGCGATGGTCTTGACGGTGGTGGAGTCCTTGAGGAAGTCCATGTCCGACTGCGGCTTGAGACCGGCCTGTACGGGCGTAACGATGGGCGCGGTAGCGCTGATCGGACCATCGGTGACAGCTTCCGGAACCGGCGCGGCGTTGTTGGTAACCGACACAAGTCGGACAAATTCGATTGCATCGGACGTTGTCGATCCGTTGGTGACCAGTTGCCGGATCGTCAGAGGCCGGGTGTAGTACGGGTCCAGCAGTCCGCGGTAGTCGGCCTGAACCAGACCACCAGCGCTGGTGTCATCGACGCCGGTGGTCAGCGCCTTGAAACCAAACGGCTGGCCCTGGACGTGGATGCTGTCGCTAAACACGCCACCGGGTGCCGACTTGACCATGGCCTGCCACTCGGGCGACTCGACGAAACGCTGCCCGATGGACTTACGACCACGGCCGTTGCCCTGCTGCTCCGGCTCGCGGGACTTGGTTTCGGTGGTCCACACGCCGTCGACGGCCTCGGCGTCCAGGGTGCCCAGGTCCGCGGACAGTTCAGCGAGCTGGGACTTGCGGTCGGCGAAGCCCATCAACGTCTTCTTGGCGTCGGCGGCCTTCTGGAAGTGGGCGGTGAACTCGGCCTGTTCGCCTTCGCTCAGCTCGCGGTTTTCGGCGATGGCCCGGTCGGCGATGGCGCGGGCGGTTTTCGCGGCATCCTCAATCGCGGCCTTGAGTGCGTGACTCATGCGGGGTTGTCCTTGTCTGCTCAGAGAGACCAGTAGCTGGCCTCGTCGGTCCCTAAATCGGCGACCAGCAGGTCGCACTCGGCCTTGGCCTTGGCCGCGGCAGGCCAGCACTTACGCGCGTCATCGGCCTGGGGTGGTTGTTCGTCGGGCGGTGCACTGCGGGTGCCCAGCAATTCGGTGCTGGTGTTGGAACCGAGCTGGGTGGGGGAAACCTCGAAGAACGACATCTCGTTGACTTCCCGCACTTCGGGGCCTTTGGTGGCGCCACCGGGCGGAATCTCGTAGCCGTACGAAAACTGCGTCGTGCGCCGGGCTTTCAGGACCCGCAGCGCGTGGCGGGCCACATCGGAGGCGTCTTCGCCGGTGTCGATGCGGGCCTTCACCCACAGGCCACCGTTGGCTTTGATCTTCTCGTCGGCCCAGTCGGGGATGCGGGCGTCGCCGGGGGAGATTTCGGCCATGTCAACTACGGCACCGATGTTGAACCGGGGATCATCACCGCGGTGGTGCCACAGCACGGGCATCGTGTCCTGCCCGGACTTCCACCGCTCAATGCTCTTTTTGAACGCCCCGGTTTTGACCACATCGTTGTCGTAGTCGCGGATGTTGAACACGGAGACGATGGCCTCGAACTCGCCGGCATCAACCTCGGCGCCGGAGCCGAACTCGCCGGCAGTCTTGGTCAATGCCGCTGGTGCGTTTTTGTACTTCACAGCAGCATCTCCTCGATGTTTCGTGCCGCGAGGTCGACCGGTGCACCGGATGCCAGCGACCGGGCCTTGCCGGGGTTGGGTAGCGGGAGCTGCCCGTTGGATGCGGCGTTGTTGGGGTGGTCCGGTGCGGTGTCGGTCGGGCCGGCCAGGCCGCCCTGGGTGACGTTCATGGGCACGATCAGCTCGTCGGTGCCTTCCAGGAACGGCAGGTTGAGCCGGGAGCGGCCTTCAGCGACGGTCATGACGGGCCCGCCGACCAGCGCCTGCATCGCCGCGGCCTGTTCCTCGAATGAGCCGCGCAGCTTCTCGGCGAGGTTGAACTCGCAGTACTTGCTGCCGTCGTATGCGCCGGGGTCCAGGTCGATGAGGACTTGGTTTTCGATGTCCTGGCTCAGTTGCGTCAGCCGGGGCCCCAGTCCGTCCTGGTAGAGGATGCGATGGAACGCCGGCACCGACGTCTGGCTGGCGCCGCCGGACATGTAGCCGAGCATGATGGGGTTGATGTGGTACGCCATGGCAGCTTCAGTTCCGGTGAGCTGCCGCGCTTCGATGTACTGCGCATCCTTCGGGGACACACCGGCGTTGATGAAATCCATGCCCTCTTCGAGGATGGGTGTCCCGCCGGACTGCGGACCATCGCCGGTGTACTGGTTCTTCCAGTCGGCGGTGAACCGGTCCCGGGCCTGGTCGGACCAGTTGGGGGCTTCCATGGGCCGTTTGATGTAGCCGGCGACCCGGGCGCCGTTGCGCCACATCTGCTCCCGGAACGTGGATGCCGCGTAGTCTTCGGCGAGCACCTGGCGCAGCGTCTCGATGGGACTGGTGCCGGAGCGGGTGTCGATCGGCGAGTAGCCGTGGAAGTGGACTACTTCTTCGGCGGCGAAGTCGCGGTAGCCGGCGTTGCCGGTGAAGCGGTAGGCGGTGGGGCTGATCCAGTCGGTGCCGACCGGATCCATGTAGCGTCGCGGCACCGGCAGCAGGCCGTACTGCCCGGGCCCGAAGGTGAGCTTGAGCCAGTACGCCTCATCGAAGATGCCCAGCTCGTGCAGCGTCCAGTCGAGCAGCCGGTATTTGGTCCACTTGCTACCTGGCACCGGCAGGGGATGTTCCAGCAGTTGCGTCAGCGGGTGGTTGAGCGCCTTGGATCTGTCTTCACCGTTCTTCTCGTAGACGTCCAGCCCGAGTTGTGCGATGTTGCGGGCGATGAAGTCGACGACGGTTCGCACAGCCGGCTGCCGCTTGTAGATCTCTTCGTAGCTGGCGTAGACGTCGGGTGCTAGTCGGATGGTGGCGTAGGGCGGGTTTGACCATCTCCACTGGGAGGCCGCCTGTTCGATGGCTTGCACCTTGCCGGAGGTGATGACGAAAGACATGGGCTATCCGCCTCTCGGTGCGGCGGCCTGGATGAAGACGACACGTTCGCGTTCGACGTAGATTTCGCCGTCCATGACCCGTGGCCGCCCGGCACCTTCGAGCAGTTCGGCATCGGCGAGCACGAGCCAGTCGCCGATGCTGCGCAGCAGGATGCCGTTGATGGCGCGGTCGTTGGTGAGGTTGAGCAGCACGCGTTGTTTGACCGGCAACGCCCGACGCCACATCACGGGGCACCGGGCGTTGCGTCGTCGTCGGCGTCGGGTTGTTCACCGAGCTGAACTTGGCCGTGGTGGTCGGTGACGATGCGCAGCATCCGCAGGCCGGCTTCGTTGCCCATGAGCAGTTCGGTGAGGTGGTGCAGTAGCCACCCTTCGCACATGGCGTCTGGACTGTGCCCGTGTGCTGTGACCGACCAGGACACGTTGCCTCCTACACGACCATGAGCTTGTTCTTCTCGTAGGGGCTGATGCGCCCGCGTTTGGCGCGTGCGGCCCGCAGCCCGTTGGCGGCCATGGCGAGGGTGGGTACGGCGTCGATGCGGGTCCGGTCGGTGCTGCGGTCGGGTTTGACGGGGCGCAGCAGGTTCGCGTCGTACGGCGCGCGTTTGACTTGCACGTTGCCGAAGCAGAATTTGGCGACGGGGTTGCCGTGGTGCGCGAGACGTTGCTCTTTGCACAGGGCCATCACGTCGTCCATACCGGCGCTGAGCCTGTCGTACGTATTCCTGTACGCGGTGACTTCGCCGCGGTCGATGGACAGTCCACAAGCGTCGGCTACGTTGGCGATGATGGGCCACATGGACCATTCGTCGGCGTCAACGCTGGCGATGGCGAAGTCGGCAGCGTCCTTCTTGATGTCGGCGATGACACGGTCGTAGTCCAGGACGCTGCCTTCAGTGACGGTGATCCAAGATTGCTTGGCCCACATGCTGAACCGGTTGGAGTGGAACTTGTCCAGCTTTTCGAGGCCGTCTTCGGGGATCCAGAACCGCCACAGCGCGTGCACCGGGTCGTCGTCCTCATCGCCGGGGATCAGCAGGCCCCATGCGGTGAGGTCGAATTTCGCGGCCAGGTCCAGTCCTGCGTAGGCGGTGCGCTTGAGCAGGTGCTTGCGTCCCCAGTCAGGCGTGGGCCACAGTCCGAGGTTGGGTTGGTCACCGACGTTGTTGTCCCAGATGTGCATGGGCATCCACCGCACCGACTGCGAAACCCACTGGTTGAGTCGGAATTGGCGAAACCCGTTTTCTTTCGCCGGATCGTTGCGGGCTTCCTGCGCTTCTTCGCGCAGCGACTCGATGGACAGGAAGTCCCCGAGCGCCGGGTTGGAGTGGTACCAGTTGGCCTCATCCCACGGGTCCGCGTCGGCCGGCAGGGAGCG